CTCATTAGTGGGATGTAAGGGCAGTAGAATGCCGCCGCATCACTTTCACTTGAGCCTTTATAACCAACTAGTACTGAAGTACTATCTGACGCATATGAATCAACGTATACTTTCATAGCACCGTTTAGTGTACCAACCATCTTAGTGTTAGTTGGTGCTTCAAATGTACCTTCAGTTGTGCGTGCAAACGCAGAAGTAGTTGCTGATTGTAGTACTGTTAGTGCCTGTGGCGAAACAACAGCCCAGTTACCAGCGCCACGACGTGTACGTTGTGCGATTAAGTTAGCAGTTCTGTTAATTAAAACAGCAAGTGCCGCATGCTCATCACCAACAAACGTTGCTGTACCAGATACAGATGCTTGATCGTATGTAAATTCAGTTGCCGCTAATGCTCTTAGTGAAGCAAGGATCTCTTGATCGATTTCAGCAGTAATTTCTTGAGCAAGTGCCGCCATAATTTCTGCTTCAACGTCGATACCGTGCTGTGAATTAGCATCTTGTGCCGCTTCAAACGTCCAACGTGCTTGTAACTTACGAGTTTTAGCTTCAACAGCTTGTTTTAATAGCTGTACACTAATACCACGACCACCGTCGCCTTCCATAGCCGATGTACCAGCCGCATCGCCCGCAGTACCATCACCCGAGTATGCAGTTGAAATTTGGAATGGGCTAAGTGCCTCATCGCCTGCTGTAGTATCGTTTGCAGTACCTGTAGCATTTAAAGTCTCAGCATAACGTACACGTAGTGTATGAATTTGCGAAACTGGACCAGCCATAGGTTGTACACCAACGATATCGTTAGCAATAACTGTAGGCATAACTCTTCGAATAACTGGAAGAATTACACGATTTAATGTAGCAACGTTGCCTGATGCAGTTGCACCTGTTGACGCCGCTTCCGAAAGGTATGACTTAGTATTCTCTAAGATAACACCCATTGTTGATCTTTTAGTTCCTTGTAGACCCTCTAGCAAGGCATCTTTAGTCTCCGACCAACGACCTTCTGTTAATTGTTCTGACATTCTTTGTTCTCCTTTTATATCAGTAATTAAAGACCTGCTAGACGACGGATATCAACTATATTGTCGATACTATCGCTATAGGGATCTTTTTTCTTTTTTGTTACATTGTTACCGTTACTCTCAACTAATTGTTTTTTCTCAGTTTTTGCTTCCGCAACTACTGATTTATTAGCAAGAACTGCCGGTAAGTACTTTTCAAAAGTTTGTTGTAATCTAGAAGTTTGCACATTTTCAAGTAAATTTGTCATAACTTCTCTTTTCTCTGCATTTAGAGGTCCAAGTAAATCATCCATAACTTGAGTACGTTCATTTGACTCTACAAGTCTTTTAACTTCTGCATCTTTTGACTCAACTAGTACTTTTGCTTTTTCTAACGTTTCTTTTGCTTCCGCTAACTTACTATCACGGGTTTCAATTTCATCTTTAAGTTCACGTACTACTGCGTTTTCATTAAGGTGTGTACCTGTGAATTCAGTAGCAAATGCCTCAAAAATTCTACGACCAAAGTTGTTCTCGCGAGCAACCTTAATATCTTCTTGAAGTTGTGATAATTCGTCTTCTAGACGCGTGGCAACAGTTTCTTCAAGTTTCTTAGTATTAGTTTCTACGAAACTCTCTTTAAGTTCTTCTAGTTTTGCTTTCGCTTCAGCAACTAATTTAACTTTACTTTCAACTAAATCTCTCTTGTCTTCGGCAAATTCGTTAATTTCTTTTGCTAATGCTTTAACTACAAAATCTTCAAGTTTGTTAATACTTTCTGCTTGGATTTTTCTGTCTTCTCTTAAGTCTTTAATTTCTTCAGATAATTTTGTAACCATAAATTGCGAAAATTTATTGCTAGTTTCTGTCATTTTCTGATTAAATTTAACACGATCTTCGGCAAGTTGTTCTCTCTCAGCAATAACTTCTTGAATTTCGGTTTCTAGACTTTCGGATACCATGCGATCAAGTGCTTCCACCATAGTTTCTTTATCATGCTCGTAACGTTGAGCAAACTCCTCACGAAGTTCACTTCTAACTGATTCGCGAGTTTCATCCATCTTCTTATCCCATTCTTCCTGGATTTGAAGGCGTGTGTCTTCGTTTACCAATTCGCTATCAAGCAAGGGTTTCATTGCATCTAGCATCGATTTCTCCTATATTTTAAGATCCTTAATAAGGGCTATAACACCCTCCTTAAGATATCGTTGTGCTGTGATACTTTCTTTAGCATCTGCCGCTATTTCCAGTAACTTATCGCCGCCTTTCATATTAAGTAAACCTTCATATATTGCAGTCGGATAAGCATCAGGAGCACTTGGTTGTGCTACAACATCAACAGTTACTATTTCAAAATCACTTACATGTCCGTTTGCTTCGTTAACGTTTCCGCTACCTCTGCTCGAGACACCTAGTTTCACTCCGTTACTCAACATAGTCTCAACTAACGTACCCATTGGGGTCGGGAGTATTTTTAACTTTCCATACCCGTTAGCACCTTCCATCCATACATCTGTGATGACGTGACTAACACGGTCTAGGTTAATTTTTAAGTCGTCTGGATGATCTAACTCACCCAACACACTGTATCCACCGCCGATTTGCTCTTTTAACGTCTTTACTGCGTTTGAGATTTCGTTGACTGGATAAATTCTTTGGTTTGCGTTTTTAACATCACCTTGGATGCAAAGGCCTTTCATGTAAAGTGACTTCTTGCCATCGTCGCCAGCCTCATTCTCAAGTACTACTTGAGCCGCATCAAAAGATAATTGTTCTTGTAAGAACGCCATTAATTACTCGCCTTTCTTTGGCTTTGGAGCCGCTTCCAATTTTCCGGCATCTTGTGGTCCTTTAGCACCCATGTCTTTTGCTTTCGGTGCTGTACGGCCTTTTTCTTCGCCTGTTGGATCTACTGCTTTACCGCCCATATCGTTTTTACCTGCAACTGGACTTGTAGTGCTATCACTGTTGTCACTTGTTACTGGCTTAGGAGCTTTTTCGGTATACTCTCTTACAACTTCTTCAGTTTCGTCAACTGATTCCATTTCCATTTCTACTTCTTCTTCTTCTGCAGGTAGTTCTTCGACAGGTGCTTCTGCATCATCGCCCATCATGTCGTCGAATTCGGCCATTAACTCGTCTAACTTATCTTCCAAATCAACAACACGATCTTCTAGCTCTTCGTGCTCTTCTTCGTGATCGTCAGCTTCGCCGTCGTTATCAAAGTCCATTACTGCATCATCATCTTCATCCGATACATCAATACCTTCTTCGTCTGCTTCGACGTCGTCGATAAAATCATCAACTTCGTCGCCGCCCATTTCAGTTACTGTATCTTCAGCAACTTCATCTTCTGACATTAGATTTTCATAAATGTTACGTGACTTTTCTACAACGATTTCGTGGAAAAGTTCAGAAGCCTTACTATCTTCTTCGTTGATTACGTACTCAATCAACTTTTCAAACTTGTTACTCATGGTGTATACTCCAAATAAATTGTTAAAATAAACTAAAATAGTTCGAACTGGAATTCTTTACTTGTTCGTGTGTGTATTTACAAACGGAGATTAAAAAGTTGCCTTTAAAGGCACCTTTTTTTACATTTTTGACGATCTGTAACAGTCTTGTTACTTTTACTTGCTAGAACCCACCCATGTCGGGTTGTTCTTCCTGTGGACTGTACTGCTTTTGAATTTCTTTAATTTTGGCTTCTTTTTCCACATTGCGTATGTCGTTCATACGTCTTAACTTGTTAATCTGTTTTAATGTAAGTCGTGTCTTACGCAAGTCATCAGTTGATAATTGAGAATTATCGTCCTCTAAATCCTGGTATCCGGGCACCGATCTGTTGAAAAGTTCGTTTAGTATCATGCTTTTATTTATGCAGGTGGTGGTGTTTCGACTGGTGGCATTTCTACTTGCCCAGGACCCATATCTGCGCCTAATTCGCCACTGTCCATCTCAGTATCGTCGCCCATATCCATGCTATCCAACTCGTCGCCCATTGCGATGTCTTGTTCAAATCCACCAGGCATAACACCTACACCGCGCAAATCTTGTCCTTCGGCTGGTTGCATTAAGTCGTTTTCATTTTCTTCTTTCCATAACTCTTCGTTTTGTTGCATTTCTTCTTCGCTTAAGCCTAAATATCTTTGTAAGAGGAAACGCTTACTTAAGTATGGGTATGCTTCTAAGTTGTTAAATGTTGCTACCCTAGTAGCATCTAACTCACTTTGTCTATAACTTGCAAAATTCTGCGGTTCGTTAAACGTTAAGTCAAATAAACTGTTATCTATATTAAAACCTCTAAACGCTAAGTACATTTTAAACTCAGTGTTTAGTGTACGACTTAGGTTGTTTTGCATACGCTTACAATACTGATTAAATCTGTATTCTTGTATAAGTGCTGTTCCTAGTCTGCCATCTGTTAAACTCGATGGGCTGTCATCCGGTCCTTGTGGCAAGTAACTACTCGGTACTCTTAACCCACGTGCTAACTTATTATTAAAATAACGTAAGTCATCAATTTGTCCTAAGTTTTCGCCACCCGGTAATGTATCAACTTTAGATCCACGGCCTTCTGCTGTTTGCGGAAAGAAGAAATCTTCGTTTGTCGATAACGGATTATATGTTGCATCTAACATGTTATCGCCGCCGCCGTTCTGTGTTGGGATACGTCTTTGGTGTATTTCGTTTTTAACACGTTCCACAAATTGCATTGCCATGTGCGATGGCATATTACCGACGTCGATATAAAACACACGTCTTTCCGGCGCTCTCTGTATTCTATAAATTAGAATAGCATCTTCAAGTAATTCTTTTTGCTTATAAGTTTTATATATATTTTCTAATATACTTGTTCCAAATGGCCAAACGGGGTCTAATCCTTCGCTTAAACTTAAATGTACAATGTGTTTGGCATCAATTGCTGTTTCTTTATCGGTTAAACTAAAACGACCACCTTCGCTATTTGCTAAGTTTCCTCCGCTAACCGGCGCTGTTGCTGGGTGCGAGTATCCGCCTCTATTTGGTGTTATAGCAAAATCGTCTGTTTTTTTAGCCGCTACAGTTAAGTTCTCAAAGTTAGGAGCAATATCTTGAATAACGTACTGTTCCGGTTCTTTTCCTTCGCTTTCATTAACAATTACACGTTTAACTTTTGAGTTTTCCACCCACATCATCTTAAATGTTTCGGGATCGCGTATGAAAACTTGGTCTCCGTATTTTATTGTATTACGGAACATCTTAAATGCACGTTCGTCGAACTTGTTAAGTTTTACCCACTGTGCTAACTGTTCTTTAATAATTTTTACTTCGTTATCAGTTGGTTTTTCTTTGTAATTAATATCAAACGGAACTCCCGATACTTCATCTGTTTGTGTACTAAACTCTGCAATAATATCCAGACATGCGTTTACTTCGCTATCTGTATCCATCGCTTCGTACTGATTATATCGTTCTATACGATTAGGGTGACCGGTGTATACCTCCGGCAGTGTACTTTGATAGTTTTTAAAACCCACGCTTGCATTTGCATTTGCTGTAGCTGATCCGCCACTTAGTGGACTATAATTCCCTGATGTATCGGCAACTTTAAAATACTTTTTCCATGGCATATGGGTAATCCGTTTTAATTAACATTGCTGTATTTATGCAGTAAATGCAACAGTTAATTTTTAACTAGTATAAGCACGTTTTGCCATGTTATCTCTTGTGCTATTTCCATCTCTGTTTAGGTTAATTAGCTCATCTAGTTTTGCTACAACTTTATTGTTACTTTCGAGTTGGCCTTGTACATTAGTGTTATTGGTGTTATTTTGTTGATCGATGATTTTCTTTATTTCTTTAAAGAAATCAGGATTATTTTTAAACCCTTCGAACTTATTAATAACTTCGTCGATTTGTGTTTGCACGCCCGGTGTTATAGTTTGTGTAGGGACCATTTGGAAATCTTTTAGTCTCTCGTTTAGGTTTGAGTATCTATCATGTTTACATTTAACATGTCCGGTACCCAATCTGTAACTGCAATATCGCTTGCTTGCTGTAGGTAGTTTGTTAATGTTGGATTTTGGGTATGCTTTGATAATTCCAATTGTTTAGATAACGCATTAAGACGCTTTTGCATTGATGCTAAATTTTCTTCATTTTGTTTTACCATTATAGACGCTGTGGACATTTGACCCCACATGTCCTTATATTCGTCTTTCCCTCCAAAATCCTTTCCAATAATATGACGTGTTCTTAGCGAATGTATTTCTTCTCTAAGTAACTTTGTTTCGTTAGTCAACTCTCTGTACTCTTCTTGTATACTATTGTAGTCGCCCATTGTGCCCACGGCGCTGTATATGCCGTTAGCCGCGGCATTAATTACTTCAACAAAGTTGTCGATACCGCCGGATAACAAATCGCTACTAAACACTGTTGCTTGCAATTTACTCGATGCTTCCTCTAAGTTTTTACTAGCACTAACTAATTCTGCTGTTACACCGCCTGTATCCATTGCAGTTTGTGCTTCTTGCAATGCCGATGCTCTTTTAAGTGCAGATTCTAAATCGCCCATTGCATATGTAGTTAAATTCACAGATTCGTTTAATGGCACAAACGCACCTGTTGCATCGCCAACTGCTAAGTTAATTGATTCCATTGCAGGTAACTGTGTCTTAGTAGCATCTTGTATCTGTTGCACTGCTTGTGCATAATCCAACTGCCCCGACTTTAATCCAGAAATAATGCCAGGTAATGCACCACCCGTTGATATAAAGCCTTGCTGTGCCGATTGCGTACTAATAAATCCGCCAGCAGTATCCTTAATTGCCGCACCCAATGTTGGCGAAATATCCTGAACAACAAGCATAAATTTATTAAGTTCTTGAGCTGCCGCTCCTGCTCCTTGTGCTTCAAGTTGCCTTGTTGCCGCTAAGTACCTACCTTCGCGCAACGCCGCATCTAAGTTGCTTTGTTGTTGCTCTCTGCTTGTGCCAGTAACTTTTGCTAATAAATCAAGCTCTTTACCGAACTTAACTGTTCCTTGTATAAGTTTTCCTTGATTTAAGTTTTGCTCCGCACCTAATCTACGTTGAATGTTTGCGTAACTTGCTAAGGTATCACTTACTTCGTCGGTAGTAAATCCTAACAAACGTAATTCCATATCCAATCCTGCACGCAATGTGCCTACCATTCCTGATAAATTTTCTGCTGTTTCGGATGCACTTCCTGTTAAACCAATGAGTGCTTTTGTATTCTTTTGTATTATTTTATTGAACTGGTCCAAGGGTACACCCATTTCAACCATATTCTTCCTTAGGTTATCAACTCCGTCTGCACCTAACGCACCTATCTGTCCTAAATTATAAAAGGTACCTAATGCTTTGTCCATTTGTTCTAACGCTACAACCATTCCGTCGGTTAACAGGTCGACTGCGGCGCCTGCTTTTGCACCTATCCCCGGTATCGACTTAACCATATCTCTGATACCATTTACAACACCGGATAAGTTACTAATACTAGTTTGCCCACGTGCTAACCCACCAGCAAATCCTTGCAGACTTCTGCCCATTTTTGCTAAACCGTCGCTAGCGTTTTCACTACTGCTAGTTACTTTTCGCAATGCTTGTTGTGCTTCGTCGGATTCTGCTCCAAATCTTCTTACTGCGTCTTGTGCATTTTCTAAATCGTCTTCAATTGCCATTATTCGGGTGCCTTTATCTACGTATATAAATACTATTTTATTAATAGTATAATACTGTATTTATTACTTAAATCATGGCACCTAATCCATTAGCAAATTATTTTAGACAACCTAGCATCTATATTAGTTTGCCTAGCAAAGGCGAGTTTTATCCTAATGGCACATTAGATATGCCTGCTAATAACGAACTGCCTGTTTACCCAATGACAGCAACGGACGAAATAGCATACAAAACTCCCGATGCGTTGTTTAACGGCAGTGCTGTTACAACAGTAATCGAAAGTTGCATTCCAAATATTAAGGATGCGTGGGCAGTACCTGTTTCGGACATTGACTTAATTCTAACAGCAATTCGTATAGCAAGTTATGGTCATACGCTAGATGTAGATACTACATGTCCTAAGTGTAACGAAGAAGCTAGTTACGCATTTGACTTACGTACTATTATCGATAACATCAAAACTCCTGATTATAAAAAGCCCGTTACAATAGGTGACTTAGAAGTTTATATTAAACCGCTTAACTACAAAGATTTAAACGAAAATAACATAGCCCAGTTCGAAGAACAAAAACTTTCTCAAATCTTACAAGACAGCGACATGCCCGAAGAAGAAAAGTTAAAGTTACTTGCCGATGCATTTACAAAAGTTAGCGATTTGACTATTAGTAGTATGGTACAGAGTATAGACTACATAAAGACACCCGAAACAGTAGTCACAGATAAGGAACAAATCGACGAGTTTTTACACGAATGCGAAAGACTAGCGTTCGAATCAATAAGAGAACATATTGTTAACTTAAGACAGATTAACGAACTTAAACCGCTAGAACTAAAATGCAAAGAGTGCGGGCACGAGTACATACAGCCGTTCACACTCGATATGACAAATTTTTTCGCATAAAACTTTTAATCTCGGACTCTGATCAAATTTTAGAATACGTCACCGAACTCGAAAAAGATAGAACTAGCATACAACGTGAAGCATTAAAACTAGCATGGCATATGCGCGGGGGATTAACTTATAACGAAGCAATGGGGTTAAGTTACACAGAACGCCAATCAATAGGCGAGTTAATTAAAGACAATCTCGAAACAACAAAGAAATCGGGGTTACCTTACTTCTGATTAATTGCTTAAAAAAATCATCAATCTCAAACACTTAGGTTGACAAATACTTTCTATAGAGTGTATAGTTTGGTTAGTGTAAACGAGTGACAAGAATATTCTTAATTACGGTGATACTAAGCAATGAGTAGTGACAAAGAAATAGACGAAAAAAATATTTATAAAATCGAAACCGAAGAACACGACGATGGGTCTGCAACTATTCGGATAGATATCGATAATGAACTGCAAAAAATATTAATGAAGCAAGGATTAAACTACCTTATTGAAGAAATGAAAATGCACGACAAAGTTGTTGTATTAGAACCTAATGAATTTAGCGGTGAAGCAACAAATTGGGAACTATCCGCCGACGAATACAATGCGTTATTCCACTTTGGATTTATTTCAGCAGTTAAAGCAGGCATCGAAAAGGAGAATTTGTAATGGGATTATATCACCAAATAATGACACTTATAATCATTCTTGTACTAGCATGGGCTATTATAAAAACAAAAGCCGATGTAACAGAAATTAAAGAACTTTTAGAAAAAAATGAAGAACGAAATCGAACAGTTAAAAAAACGCATTAAGAAACTTGAAGAACAGTTGATTGAGGAACAGTTTGCAAAACCCAACACCAAAGAAGAATGGAAAGAGTTTGGTCAAGTTTGGTTAGATGGTGGTTATAATAAACTTCAATGGATTGATACTTCCGAAGGAGCAGATGCCGAATGGTTTGATCTGGATGAAGATGATGCATGGTATCCATATGACGAACGTGTAATTTATAGGTATAAAAATGATTAAAATAACTCAAGAATTTGATAATGAACGCGAAGCAAGTAATTCATTAAAGACAGTAGATTATTGGTGTTCTTTACATGACTTGGATGAATGGTTGCGTGAACAAGTTAAGTATAACAATGATTTGTCAAATGATACTTATGACGCTTATGATAAGGTTCGCGAGAAACTTAGAGACATCATGGACAGACATGGTGTAAACTTATTGGATTACAACTAATTTTTATTCCAAAAATACAATGAATACAAAACACGTTAACGAAATTAATGGATTTATAGAAGCATACAATAATGTGTACGAATCTGCACGTGCAAAAAAACTTTCAGATGGTGGATTTATATTGATGCGTGCTCATGAAGTTGTTGA